TAGATTTTTGATCGGATCGACCGTAGCCGAGATTTTATACGAGTAAGCCTCGTCGAGATCGCTGAAGAAATATCGGTCAACTTTCTCTGTACCGATTCCCACCACTTGAGTACCGTTGCACGCATAGAAGCCATCGTCCCCTAAAAAGTAAGTTACGCCTTGATATTGAACAACAGAGTTCGGTTCAAAGCATCCCAGGTTACGCGAAATGTTGTCAAACTGGAAAATTGCTGGGGTTCCAACGTAAGACATCCGGTAGATGGATTTTTCCATCAGCACAAGGCCAAACTCACCACCCGTAATTGCTTGGACAGCACCACCGTCAGGAATCACTTGAAAGTCGGCTTGGTTGGTGGCGGTTGGTGTCCAGTCTGATTCGTTGTTAATCGCCGACCATTGGACCTTTTGTGAGTCTGCGGAACTTGTGTATCCGGTAACCACAAAGTCCCGCACTACGGTGACATACTTTGCTGTTGGGGCTGCGGCATCTAAATCTGCCCATGCGGTAGATGTGCCAAGCAACCAGTATTGGAGAATCTCATCGCCATTGGCCGCAATCAGCACATCACCAAACTGTGTAAAGCGCCACTTTTGTTCCGCTGGGGTTGTGTACCCGCCAGACTTAGAAACATCGTCCAAAGACAAGTCACCAGAATCGAGCTTAAATAACTTTGTTGCGCCACCAGCAAAAACTTCTGTAAGACCCGTCGCTGGGTTTCTGCCAGCCACTACGTTGTTAATGCTTTCTGAGGCAGCCTGCGAGTAATCAACAGGCGAGCGCATAGGGCCGTATCCGACAGCCTGTGGCGACACATTTAGGGCTTCCTTGACCGTTCCCGTCAGTCCGGGCTGGTCTGGTAGCCATTCTCCGAAACTTACCCTGCTAGTTGCCATGTGTTGTTTCCAGCCGTATTCGTTGTCCAGGTGTTAGACCCTGCCGAGACAGGCGTCCAAGAGTTTGTTCCGACATTTGTGGGCGTCCAAGTATTTGGTCCCGCAGAAGTCGTTGTCCAAGTATTGGGTCCGGTCGTCACGTTGGTCCAATCTTCTCCGAGAATCTTGCCGATTACCGTTAGAGTGCCGCTTGCGCTTACAGTTGCTGTTGCCGCAAATGTAGCGTTGGCCGCTACAGACATGGAGCCAGTAGCCACAATGCTTGCCGAGCCAGAGGCGTCAAATCCACCCGTAGCCGTTACCGTTGCGGTGGCCGACATTGCTGCCGTTGCCGTCCGTATCCGGTCTCCTGCGCCTACAAGCGTTCCGGTCGCAGACATCGCGCCATCGGCTAGACGCACCCGACTTGGGGTTACTACCAATGTTCCGGCAGAGGTAATAAGTGCCTCTCCGGTGGTGATCCTAAATGCGCTTGCAGAAACGGTTGCAGAGGCCGTTATTTGGGCTTCTGCTGACCTGACAAGGCTTCCCCCTGCGGTCATGCTACCCACGCCCATCATGGCGGCTTCTGCGAGCCTTTCTAGCCCGCCAACAGCCGTCATGGTTCCTGACGCCGTAATTAGTCCTTGTGCGGTGCGGATAGCGATTGCACCCGCTTGCATTGTTCCAGAAGTTACGAAATCTACTGTGAATTCCGTAACTTTTTCGCCTTCTGCCGTTACAGTTGCTGACGCTGTGAAACTTGCCGGGGCGTCAAAGTAAATGCAGGCGGTTCCCCAAGCCTCTGAATCCATTGGCAGGTTCAGAGAATCTAGGGTTCCAAATGCGTCCATTGAGTCTACCGACCACGGACCGCAAACTTTATCTACATACCACGTTGAGTCCAACGGATACTGCGGCATGGAATCTAGCGTGCCGAGTTGATCCAGTTGTTCTAACGTGAGAGACATTAGGCAAGCGTGACGCTTAACGAGCCAGCAGCAATCTTGAAGATGTCGCCAGACTCAATGGTTTTAGAAGTCGTGATATCGGTGTAGAACAACAGGTTGCCAGAAGTAATTGCGTCTAGCAGGCCAACGTGCGACACCGTACCCCACGAAGCGGTAGCTTGAGCAAACTCAACCGCAGCGGAGTTCGTGCAAACGCCGTTGGAGGGTGCGTTAAAGGACACATCTTTGCGGGCATAGGAACCGCCAGAAACCTCAGTTCCCGTGTTGCCCTCATCCGGGTTGGATGTATAGAGACCGACATAGACGGTCGTGGGGGATGTGTAAGACGTAGCGCGGAGAACGGCGTTTAGTAAGCCATTCTCCAAATAATTTGACATTTCAGACATGATTACCTCGACGTAACAGACATGGATAGGGGAACACCAGCAAACTCAGAATTCTGGTCAGAAGTGTTGATGTTATTGATGGCGCGGTCATACAGAGATGACCACACCGCAATCCGGGCATCATTCATCAGGTACGGCTCAGACTCTAGAAGCGAGGCGTAGAGCAACGCATCGGGGTAGTTTGCCAAGAACTCGTTGGAGGCTACCGAATCCGACAGGGCTACGGGCTTGAAGTAATACAGCAGTTCTACCGTGTAGGCTTTGTCAGGGATTGGCGCGAGGTCAAACTCTTGCCCGAGCAGGGTATAAAAGCCTGGTTTACCAGACTCTTCTGCTTGTGCGTTGCGGGTAAATGATGACGGTGATTCGTAGTTCAGCGTGATGCGTGGGTTTCCGGCCAGATAAATGTCACGCATTTCCAAGAAGTCGGACGGGATCTCAACCGTGGAGTCCCCAGCAGTCGTGGTCGTTGTGACCGATTTCAGCAGTTTGCGGGTGCGAATCTCCCGAGATAGACGTACTTCTGCCAGCGTGATGAAATCAGGAATCTGGCTGGTCAGGTCGCTGCGACCAAGATAGTTCGCAACTGCCGTCTTTAGTGTAGAGTAACTCGTCAGAGCCATCGTTTTCCTTACTGGCTATATCGTGCCATCCAAAAGTGTATGAACCGACATGGCCGATCATGTTAGAGAAGTCGTGATCCACCCATGTCTCAAATCCTGCGTCATGCGCTCTCACGCAGAAGTAAACATCCTCGCCCAGCAGTTTCTCGCCAGGCAGTTGCTCAAACCAAAACCACGGTCGCGGAGTCTTGAGGAAAACCTCACGCTTGACCATCATCACGCCGCAGCCAATTGCGGTGACACGCTCCAAACCTTTTTTGTCTTTAGAACTAATCTTCTGCCAGTTGATCGTCTTTTCTTTCTTGTTGATCCAGGCGTTCTTGGCTGTGCCGTGGATCGGCGGGACGCGGGTCGTGGCGTTAGCGCCAACAATGTCTTTGTCCCTCGAGATCAAATGCTCAATCGTATTCTTTGGGAATCGCATATCTGCATCCACCCAAAGGATATAATCTGCACCTTCGTCTATTGCTGTCTGCGCCAACTTCTCGCGCTGATCAAAGATCAAGGTTCCGGCCACCGTATAGAGACTTTGCTGGCCTTCGCTTCTAAACCGTGAGTCATAGCCGCACATCAGGGCTAAGTCAAACGCTGTACCTACTTCCATTTCGCCACGCGTAGGAATACACACGGCAACTTTGGCTTTAGAGCCTTTCATATTTTCTCCTCAGATTTTGCCCGGTCGGGTTCGGAAGAACCGATTATCGGGATTATTCAGCCATGCCTTCATGCGCTTTTGGTCGAGCACAACAAAGCCGCGCATAATGCCTTGTTTGTTGAGATCTTCTATGACTGCGAAGGGTATTTCTGCCACTCGACTTAATTCTCCCCATCGTGTTCGCTCGTCTGTGGAGTTATAGGCCGCTTTGTTGGCCTCGATGATTGGGGTAAGGTTTGTTTCCGCTTTGACGACTAGGTTTCCATCGCCATCTGCGTAGGTGGTTCTAACTTCGCCGTTGATTACTTCGCTACCAAGTTTTAACACTTGTTCTCCAAAAACGGGAGTGGGACCAGCCCACCCCCGATTCTACAACACTTTAGGCTGCTTTGATATCAAAGATACCGCCATGAGCCTTCTCATTCCGCATTTCCAGCGTGAGCTCGGCAAGGATCTGGGTCTTTTCAGAGTCACCAGTCTTAGCCAGTTCATTGGTCTGGAACGGACGGAGGTAAGCCAGGGCTGCGTACTCAGGATCAAGCATCAGCGCATCGGTGGAGCGCATAAAGCGATCCGGCACGATGGAGATGAGACCGAAGTCCGACAGGTATGCACCAGCGGCGGCCACAATCGTGGTCGGCTCTGGGCCGGTGATGTGACGCTGCTCGGCAACACCAGGGAAGCCAGAAACAGTAGCCTTCAGGCCGGGAGGAACAACCAAGAGCTTGGGTGTGCCGCCTTCGGTGAAGATTTCCTGGGCCACTTCTTTGAGCATGGACTCAAGGAAAGTGCGGGTTGTGGTGTCGGAACGCACATCGGAACCGTCGCCAGTCGGGTTCGTACCAGCCGAACCTTTGCTGACGTTGGTCGTGATCCATGACAGCAACGAACCCATACGACGTGCGCCAGAGGTAGCCGTACCGTTGGTCTTGGCTTGGTTGGCGGTCAGGATGGTCTCGATGTCACGCTTGATCTCGCTTGATGCTTTGGCAAGTTGATAAGCCTTCTCAGACTTACGGCCAGCCTTGTCAACGGCTTCCAGCGTACCGGAGATCTGAACAGTTTTACCAACGATCTGTGTAAAGTTGGTCAGACGAACGGTGGGCGACAGCGAAGCAGCAGTAGCGTCATCACCTTCGATCAGGGCGTTGTTGGTCGTAGCAGCGGCCAGGCTATCGGTCTGCCACTCGTGCAGGGTGTTAGTAGCCTTGGTTTTGCCGATAGACGACATGATGGGCGTGTCGGTTGGCGAAATCGAA